TCTACCGGACGCTGGACGAGATCCTGATTGGCAAGAAGATCGAGCGACAGCAGAGTGAGTTCAGCGCCGAGGACGGCCAGAAGCTGCTGGGCGAGGTGTTCGAGCACGCCCAGCATATCCCGACCTGGATACTGAGCATGGGCAACGCCGGAGGCAAACATGACTGCCTGGGCGACCTGGTCAGCATGATGAGCAAGTACCGCACCGTCGAGGCGCACGAGATAAAATACAAGCACATGGTGAGCATGGCCAGCGAGGAGCACCGGAGCAAGAACCGGGAATACCTCTTAGTTGGCCGCCCAAAGGGGGCGAGGGCATGAACCACACCCTGCTGATCGGGGACGCCCTCGACGCCCTGGCGACCCTGCCCGATGAGAGCGTTCACTGCGTGATCACCAGCCCACCGTACTGGGGGCTTCGAGACTACAGCACCGGCACATGGGAAGGCGGAGATCCGGGCTGCGATCACGCCGTCAGGCGCTGGGGTGGGCAGAAGCAGACCCAAGGGGCACAATCCAGCCACGCCGCAGCGCAGGACCGGCTCGACCGCCGGTATTGCCACAAGTGCGGCGCTCTCTGTATTGACCGACAGATCGGCCAGGAGCCGACCCCGCAGGAGTACGTGGCGAACCTGACCCGGGTGTTCCGGGAGATCCGCCGGGTGCTCCGCAAGGACGGAACCTGCTGGTTGAACATGGGCGACAGTTATGCAGGCAGCAGAGGCAGCCAGGCGCTCAACGGTATATCGAATAGCAGGGAGCGCAACGTCGGCAATAACCGAGGCAGCCGGGTTCCGACCGGACTCAAGCCGAAAGACCTGATCGGCCTGCCCTGGATGATGGCCTTCGCCCTGAGAGATGACGGCTGGCACCTGAGGGCCGAGAACATCTGGGAGAAGGGCAACCCGATGCCAGAGAGCGTCCAGGACAGGACAACACGCAACCACGAGCAGGTATTCCTACTGACCAAGAGCAGCAAGACCCTGTTCTGGACGCACCCACGGAAGCAGCGGACAGACCGGCATCCGAGGGCGGATCATGTCTGGACACACAAGCGCACCGGCCTCACGGTCGACTACCCACCAGTGACGGCCAGGCTGCTCCGGGAGTTCTGGACGAGGCGCAACCTCTGGAAAGGGCACGACTACTACTACGACACAGAGGCGATCAAGGAGCCGCTGGCCACCGGCAGCGACGTCGCCTACCGCAGCAAGATCCGCAAGGGCAAGCATTATGATAGCAAGGAGCCGTACTGCCTGAACTTCCCGGCCAGCTTCGACCTGACCGGCAAGAACCGGCGCAGCGTTTGGCACATAAACACGGCGCAGTTCAAGGGGGCGCATTTCGCGGTGTTCCCACCGGCGCTGGCAAGGATCTGCCTTTTAGCCGGGTGCCCAAAAGGCGGTACCGTCCTGGACCCGCTCGGCGGAGCAGGGACAGTCAGCCTGGTAGCCGAGCAAGAAGGCAGGGACAGCATCTACATCGACCTGAAGCCGGAGTACGGCATGATGGCGCATGACCGGATAATGGCGGCGCACGGCAGCACGGCCAGCGTGTTCGCCAAGGTGATCGAGCACGAGGAGAAGAGGGGGGCGACAGCATAATAGAGAATCCGATGCTCGCCTGCAGGCGCATCACGCCCGGCAGGGAGATGGAACTAGCGAACGTCGACATACTGGCGCTGGCAGCAAAGGACGCCCAGCGAAACCTACTGGGCACGATGGAGAAGCACGGCATCGGCACTAAGCATTATATGTTCCAGGTGGAGATGCGGGCTATCCCGGAAGACGCCTGGTACGGACAGAGCGGCCGACCGGACAAGGCGATGGCGCTCTCCCTCGACCTGGACTACCGGGAGATCGAGCAACTGCTGGGATGCGTCACCTGCAGCGATCGGGCGGCCGAAATAGACGGCATCCCGCACGACGGCAAACTGCTGAAGCGCCTGGAGCGGGCGCTGGTAGTGATGGGGAGATAGGCAAAGGACGCGGAGGGCCAAGATGTTCGAGGTATACCACCCGCCGAAACCGGCGAGGGAGCTAACGACAATTAAGGCCGTCCTGTGCAGGAAACACGGCAAGCTGATAATACCTGACAACTGCAGCCGCTGTGACCATTACCAGGGCCGACGGCGGCGCAGGAGACTATGCGAATTTTAGGGGGGCAACCTAAACGTGAGAGACAAGGGACGCAGGGGCAGGCTAATCGTACCGGGACGCCGGGAGACAGAGACGCTGGAAGAACAGGTGGAGGGACCGGCAGGCAAGCAGGTCGGCATCACCGAGGCGCTGGTTCATGATGTGGCCTGGACGGGCTTCAGGGTAGACGTCGTCTTCGAGGTGTTCAGGATGCTGCACGATAACCCGGAGGGGTTCGTGGCGGTCACGTCCGACGAGATCTTTGCACGGGCGCAGCGCAACGTCGAACAGCGGCGGGCAGAGATAAAAGCTACTGGCCTGGCGCAGGCGCAGGTGGAGCAGGCGGAGCAGATCAGGATAGCGCAAGGGGGTGGCGAGAATTGAACAGGATCATATTGGTTGGGCGGCTGACCAGAGAACCGGAGATGCGCTATACGAGCACCGGCAAAGAGGTGGCCAACTTCACCCTGGCGGTTGACCGCTCACGGCCTAACGCAGCAGGCGAGAAAGAAGCGGACTTTATACGAATCACCGTCTGGGGCAAGGGGGCGGAGAACTGCTCCACCTACCTGGGCAAGGGCAGCATGGTCGCCGTGGACGGCCGCCTGCAGATCAGCAAGTACGTGGACAAGGAAGGCCAGAACCGGACCAGCACCGACGTTGTGGCCGAGCGGGTGCAGTTCCTGGACCGCAAGAAGGACGCAGGTGGTGGATGCGGCGGGACGACCAGCAGCGGCGACAACGAGGCGCACCAGGGCGATGACCTCGGATTTGGCGGCGACGAGCCGCCGTTCTAGAGGGAGTAGATGTCAATAAAGGCTAACGGCAGAGGTCATGAAATATACTGGGATGGCGAAACATGGCGATACAGCGACGACTCGTTGTATAAAGATAATAGGTCATGCAAACGCTGCGGCAAGATGCCTACCGTCGAGGGATATGATGCCTGCCTGGGCAAGATCGATGGTGCGGCAGCTGCTTGCTGCGGACACGGGGTCGAAGAGCCGTATGTACTGTATGCAGAATACTCGAAAGGGGTGGTTATCATGAGGCGGATTCATAAAGCCGCCACGAGAACGGGATGATGGTCGACACTGCCCCCCGGTTGCCTGTCTGAGTATAAGCGGTTTCGGCCGCAGCGCTTAGACAGGCAACCATTAAATATATAGGAGGCGATCGGAACGACAGGGGAACTGGTAGTGGTATCGGTCGAGAAGCGCAAGGACGGCAGAGATTACGTTTGCACAGCCACGCTACTGGGCACGATCGGCAGAATGACATACGCCACCAGGGACGAGAGCCAGGGCCGGAAGATCGAGCCGGGGACGGTGTTCACCGTGACCTTGGAGGAGAGCAATAAGGCTTACCTGCGACAGATCAAGCAGGAGATTAAGGACGACGAGTAATGGACGGCTACGACCAGCATAACTTCGATGCCTGCCCAAAGTACATCGAGGGCAAAGCGGCGGAAGCGAGATACTGGATGCAGGCCGTCTACTGCGAGCACGACCCGCGAACCGCAGCGAAGTTGGAGCGCATGCGGACGCCGGGCAGCGGGGAGATGCCCTGGGGAACCTTTTGCAAATGTCACCCGCGGCCTTTATAATGACGCCAGGGGGCGATGGCGTGGAAGACGAGCGAGAACTGATCGAAGGGCGACTACAGTTGAAGGAGACACTGGGCGGCTGGCGGCACTACATTAAAGACGGCCAGGACGACCGGGACATTCACTGCGGCGCATATATGGAGGTCAAGCTGGCCGAGGGCGTCTACGGATTGGACGGCTGGATTAAGGGGCGCTACGAGGCACGACTGGATGAGCCGGTCAAGGCATGGCTGTTTATAGAGACAGCGGGCGGAGAGCCGGTCAGTTTTACGATACCGCCAAGAGCACTGGTGAGGGTCCGGAAGCAAAAACAGACAGGGCAGCAATAGCGAACTAGGCGCAGCATTCGGGACGTCAAGGATCTGCTTACTCGGAGCACTTATCTATAATGCAGAAAAAGGGCAAATTGCCCGCCACGGGAATAAATGGCGGAATTTGCCCTTTATCTTTCTGGTTTAGTTTACATAATGCTTGTTTTATGAAGCTGCATACACCAGCAGGGGGGCAAGGATACATGAGCGAGACGCAGCAGGTCGGGCAGATCGACATCGACCTGATCGACCCGAACAACTACAACCCGAACGTGGTCGACCCGGCGAACATGAAGCGCCTGGAGGCCGACATCAAGAAGCGGGGTATCATCTACCCTTTGGTCGTTCGACCAAAAGAGGGCGGTCGCTTCGGGATCACCGACGGCGAGCACCGCTGGATGATCGCAAAAAAGCTGGGGCACAAGACGGTGCCTTGCTTCGTCAGAGAGGGCGACACCGACATCGATGCCAAACTGCAGACGATCAACCTGAACTACCTGAGAGGCGAGGCGGTACCGGCGAAGTTGGCTGGCGTGCTGCACGACCTGAACCGGACGATCACCACCGGCGACCTGGCAGGCATCCTGCCATACGACGAGAGCAAAATTGTGGACACCCTGGACCTCCTCAAGATGCCCACGGACATCGACACGGCGGTATCGGCCAAGGCGGCGCAGGAGCGCAAGACAGAGCCGGTGTTCATCAGCGCGATGATCTACAAGGAAACGGAGCGGAGCTTGCACGACTTCATTCAGCAGGCCCTCCTGGAGAGCGGGGCGACCTTCGCCACAATCAAGGTGAAGGTGGAATCGCCCGCAGGCAAATACGACCAGGTCATCGAGGCCGTCCAGGCGCTGCAGGTGCTGGAGCGGCCCGACCTGAAGAACGAGAACGCCCCGGTCGTGACCAGGTTCGCCCTGTTCGAGGCGCAGGCCAGTGTGGTCGACCAGGCGCTGGACGCCTGCATCGACAGCGAGGCGCTGGGCGAAAAGAATCCACGGGGCCGGGCGCTGGAGCTTATCTGTGCAGACTACCTGGCAGGGGCGCAACTGGGAGACGAGGAGGAGGCGACATGAAATGGATTCTTATAGCCGTGATCGCCGTTGTCGTTTTTATACTTCCTTCTGCCATAGTGGCCTACCTGGTTAGAAAGCATGACGGCGGATAACGCCGATTGTAAAGGGAAGGGGGCGCAGGAGCATGCGCCGGAGCTTCGGACCCAATAGGACGGTAATTGACAGGCGCAGAAAAGTTCTGCGCCTTCGTTATGTCAAGCGATACAAGGCCGAGGACATCGCCGAGATGCTGGGCATCAGCATGGCGACCGTCGGCCGGGACATTGTGGCGATCCGCAAGTACGCCCAGGAGCAGGGCACGGAGGCAATGCACCTGCCGGTCGAGGAGGCAGTGTTCGAGCTTTGCCTCAACTACGATGAGCGGCAGACCTACCGCTGGCAGGAGTACTCCACGCTCTGTCCCAAGTTCCAGACGGAGACCGACCCGGCTACCGGCAAGCAGGAAACCAAGCAGACGCACGTCGGGTACCCACGGATCAGGACGGACCTCCTGGTGCAGATCCAGGCAGACGAGACGGAGCACGTCAAGACGCTGCAGAGCCTGGGGGCGCTACCAAAGGTGGCCGACAAGCACGAGGTCGAGGAGAAGATGGACTGGGCAACCCTGGCGGCGCTGGCGATTGGGGCTGGGATGGATGAAAAAACTACTGACGCCTAAAGAGGCATACAAGATCCTGCACACGACCCAGACGCAGCCAACCTGGTTCTGGGAGAACGTTCTGGCCTGCCTGCCCTGGGAGAAGCAGATCGAGATCCTGGCCTCAGTTTGGGCGAACCCCAAAACAGCGGTCAGAAGCTGCCACGGAGCGGGAAAGAGTTGGACGGCCGCCAGGATCGGGATCACCTACCTGATGGCCTGGCCGGACAGCATCGTCCTAACGACAGCGCCGACCGGCAGACAGGTGCGGGAGATCCTGTGGCAGGAGTGGCGCAAGGCCGTCGGTAAGGCCAAGTACAACCTTGGGCAGTCGCTGCAGGTCAAGCACCAGATCACCGACGGCTGGTACGCCTTCGGTTTTGCCACCGACATACCGGACAACCTGCAGGGCATCCATGCCAGCAGCGGTCACATCCTGGTGATCGTCGACGAGGGCGCAGGGGTGGCGGCCAAGATCTTTGTGGCCGTGGATGCACTGTTGGTGAGCGCCGACGCCAGGCTTCTGGTGATCGGCAACCCGACGGACCCTGTCTGTCTTTTCGCCGATCTGTTCAACCCGGCCAAGAACCCGGGTGTGAACCGGATCAAGATTTCAGCATTCGACACGCCGAACTTCCTGGCGTTTGGTATCACGGAAGCAGACATCGCCGACGGCACCTGGGAGAGCAAAATCACCAGCGACTTGCCGATGCCCTGGCTGGTTACACCGGCCTGGGTGGCGGACAAATACCGGCGCTGGGGACCGGACAGCCCGATGTACGTCTCCAGGGTGAAGGGCGACTTCCCGGTCGAGGGCGACAACGTCCTGATACCGTTGGCCTGGGTTGAAGCGGCCATGGAGCGGTGGCACGACATGGAAGAGGGGCTGCCGGTTGAACTGGGCGTCGACATCGCCCGGTACGGCAGCGACGAATCGGCGATTGCCAAGCGGGCAGGCCACAAAGTGTGCTGGTTGAAAGGCTGGCGCAAGCACGACCTGATGGAGACAGCGGGCTGGATTCTCCGGGAGCGCAAGGACAACGACGCCACCGAGGTCAAGATTGATATTGTGGGCATGGGCAGCGGCGTCTACGACCGCCTGAACGAGCAGGGCGAGCCTGTGGTGGGCGTGGACGTCAACAAAGCGCCCCACGACAAGGAACAGTTCAACGACCGCAGCAGCGAACTTTGGTGGACACTGCGGGCATTGCTGGACCCGAACGGAGACGACCCGATCGGCTTGCCGGACGACGAGGAACTGATGGGGCAACTGTCCAGCCGGAAGTACAGTTACACCAGCCAGGGCAAGGTGAAGATCGAGAGCAAGGATGAAATGAAGGCCAGGGGGCTGGGCAGCCCTGACCGCGGCGACGCCGTGACCCTGGTCTACGCCAAGGAGTTCAACGTACCGGCAAGCATCGTCATACCGACATTGGGCGGCACAAGCCGCTGGAGGTAGCAGGGATCACCGATCAGACGCCGTATGTGTGTTCTGTGGGGGCGATAAGTGTGGCAATAAACCACAGCAAAGAAAAGAACGCAATGTGGGGACGGCACCAGCGGGACGACAGCAAGCTACTAATCGGCCAGCGGTTCAGGGAGCGGGCAGGGAAGGAACCGATCGACGACGAGAAGATGCGTCGGCTCTACCTGGACGAGCAACTGAGCATGACTCAGGTTGGAGAGCGGCTGGGATGCGATAGGCGAGCAGCAAAGCGGCACCTGGTTATGATGGGCGTCCAGATACGTCCCCTGGGATTTTATACCCAGGGGGAACGCAACAGTTTCTACAACCAGCACCATACCGAAGAGACCAGGGAGAACCTGAGAGAGCAGCACCTGGGGGTTCCTCTCTCTGCCGAACACCGGGCCAAGATCGGCCAGGGCGGCAAGGGACACTGGGCCGGTAAAAAGAACCCCATGTACGGCAAAAAGGGAGCAGCCTGCTACCGCTACGGCAAGCCACCAGCACACGGCAAGGGCAACTGGTACGTAAACGGCGACCGCCGGATCTGGATGCGGTCAACATTTGAGATACGAGCAGCAAGGGCGCTCGACCAAAGAGGGATCGCCTGGGAGTATGAACCCCGGCGATTTGAACTGCAAGACAGGACATACACGCCGGACTTCTACCTGCCCGACATGGGCGTCTGGTATGAAATCAAGGGCTGGTTCCACGAGCGGCACCAGGAGACGATCAGGCAATTCCGCGAACTTTACCCGGAGGAGCCGCTGATCGTGGTGACCAAGCAAGTGCTCCAGGCGCTCGAAAGGGGGCCGGGACGATAGGAGGGGAATAGCGTGGCCGCCAGCAACAAGAACGGCAATCAGGTGCAGGTTCCGCAAGTTTCCAGTAAAGACCTCTACCTTGAGACCGGAAGCACTGGTCTCACAAGGTTTGGGGGTTGGGTATATGAGGAATGGTTGCAAAACCTCCGCGGCATCCAGGGGATCAAGGTCTACAAGGAGATGCGGGACAACGACCCCGTGGTCGGGGCGATGCTGTTCGCGATCGAGATGCTTGTCCGGGAAGTGACCTGGGACGTTGAACCGGCTGGAGACCAGCCTGCCGACGATGAGGCCAAGGAGTTCCTGGAGACTTGCATGCGCGACATGGCATTCTCCTGGCACGACACCATCACCGAGATCCTGAGCTTCCTGGTCTTCGGTTGGAGTTGGCACGAGGTGGTCTACAAGCGGCGCATGGGAAGCTCCCAGGACCCTGCCCGGAGCAGCAGGTACAACGACGGCCGGATTAGCTGGCGCAAGATCCCGATCAGGGCGCAGGAGACCTTCTGGCGCTGGGAGTTCGACGAGGCGGGCGACACCCTGGCGATGCACCAGATACCACCACCGGATTACACGCTGCGGATCATCCCGATGGAAAAGAGCCTGCTGTTCAGGACCAAGGCGAACAAGAACAACCCCGAGGGACGGAGTATTCTGAGGAATGCCTACCGTCCCTGGTTTTTCAAGAAGAACATCGAAGAGATCGAAGCGATCGGGATCGAGCGAGACCTGGCCGGGTTGCCATTTGCAACGGTACCGCCAGAACTCATGCTGCCCGACGCCTCACCGGCCAAAAAGGCGCTCTACCAGGCGATCCAGACGATGGTCAGGAATGTCCGCCGTGACGAACTGGAGGGCATGGTCTTCCCAGCCGCGGAGACCCCGGACGGCAAAAAGACCGGGTACAGTTTCGAACTGCTCAGCAGCGGCGGCGGCAGGCGGCAGTTCGACACCAACCAGATCATCACCAGATACAACCAGGCGATCGCGATGACCACGATGGCCGACTTTATCTTGCTCGGCCATGCAAAGGTCGGGACGATGGCGCTGGCCAGCAGCAAGACAGAACTGTTCTCCAAGGCACTGGGGGCATTCCTGGACTGCATCTGCGAGGTCTTCAACACCGATGCAATCCCGAAGTTGTTTGCCCTGAACGCCTTCCCGGGGATCACCGACATACCGAAGCTCGTCCACGGCGACGTCGAGACGCCCGACCTGGGCGAACTTGGAACCTACATCACGGCGCTGGCCCACGCCCACATGCCGTTATTCCCAGACGATCAGTTGGAGGATCAGTTACGGCTGGCAGCGCACCTGCCGACCAAGAAGCCGGACAGCCAGGCCGTCCCCGCGGTTGCACCAGGCAACCCGCAGCAGCAGCAGGACGCCCAGGACGCCGCACCGGCCGGAGGCAAACCGCCAGCTAAACCGGCAGCCATACCCGGCAGCGGGCAGAAGCCGGAACCGGCGCAGACACCGGACCAGGCCAACCTGGTCACCGACGAAGATGTGACCAAGAAGGACTACATGGCCGGGTTGTTCACCGACATGCGGGACGACATACGCAAGGCGCTCGAAGGTTAGGGGGGCGACCAAAATGAACAGGGCGGCCCTGGTGAAGATAGCGCAGGCATTTGATCGGGCCATCTACCGGCTGAAGAAGGTCGGGGCGGATTGGGAGGAACTGCAGGCGATCGCCGACCAGAACCAGGGCGACGTGCAGACGGCGTTCAGCGCGGCGGTCTCGCACTACCGGGACAGCCTGGACATCACGGAACTGCAGCAGAACCTGGCGCAGATCGCAGGCGAGGTTGACGAGAGCGACATGACGAGCCTGCTGCCCTGGGACGCCTACCAGGCGATACTCAAGGGCTACCTGACGCCAGCCATTTTGAAGGTGGTGCTGAAGTGCGGCGTCAAGGCCACGGAGCAACTGCAGAGCATAGGGATCACCGGCAGCTTCGCCCTGAACAACCCCTACGCCAAGGAGTGGGTAGACCAGCATGTCGGCGACCTGATCACCCAGGTGACGGACGACCAGAAGCTGGGCGTCAAGAAGCTGATCGGTTTTGCTATGGATAACGGCGGCCACCCATACTCAACGGCCAAGACGATCAAGACATTTATCGGCCTGCACAGCAGGCAGGTAGCGGCCGTGATCAATTACCAGGACACGCTGACCCAGCAGGGCGACCAGACAGCGCAGCAGGTGAACGACGCCACCGACGCCTACGGCCGGAGGCTCCTGGAGTACCGATCGGAACTGATCGCCAGGACGGAGACGATCGACAGCCTCTGCGGCGGCCAGCAGGCAGCGTGGCAACAAGCAACCAGCGACGGACTGCTGCCGGACACGATGGTGCAGGAATGGATCGTGACGGACGACGACCGGACCTGCCTGGCCTGCCTGGACATGGAAGGAAAGACAGCGCCGATCGGCGGCCAGTTCCACAGCGACGACTTCGGGGACGTCGACGGGCCGACACTGCACCCGGACTGCCGGTGCTGCCTGGGGATAAAAGAGGTCAAGGGCGACGGCAGCGAAGACGATACCGCCAGCAACGGCGACGACACCACCACCGACGATCAGCCCGACCAGAACGATACAGCCGAAACCGACCAGGCCGAGTAAGGCAAAAAAACGGCTGCCTCATGTCCGATTTGCGGGGCGAAAACGACTGCCCGAATAGGAATACACCTGGCCGGGGGGGTGCTCTCAATGTAGGGCATCCTGTGGCCGCTGCTTGGACGGTAAGGGGGGCGACGGCTATTCTAATCGACATCGACAAATTTAATCCGCACCACGACGAAAAGGGACAGTTCTCGGACGCCGACGGGGCCAAAACCTACAGCGATCTCAAAGGATCGATCAAGGGCGGCCCAGTTGGGCGCAGGAGCATGGATGAGCACCGGGCGCTGTACGGCAAGCCCGGGGAGAAGCAGGCCCCGGCCAAGGGGACGCTCAAGGATCTGGACGTCAGCCCGAAGAACGCCGCGGATCTGAAAGCACAGGCCATCCAAATGAGCAAACTTCTGGACCCTAATGGGATAAACTTGAAGGAATCGGCTGCCGAGACCAAGTCCCGAATCGCCAGCGAGATCGCCGCTAGGCTGCAAGGGAACGATGACTGGCAGGCGGCCAAAGAGAAACTCGGCTACACATCCGACCACCCAGACGGCGAGATCGTCAACGACTTTATCCACAACTGGGCAATGACGTCGGGCGACCACAATCCCATGGGAGTGGCGATGCAGATCGCTGCCACAAATGAATTTGGGATTGACGCCAAAGATAGCCTGGGGCACGTTGATGGCGAGATCATGGACGCAGCGCATAGCGAGTACGATGACATCCAGCCTGGCATGCAGGCATTCCTGCGGGCACAATATGACAATACCCAGGATTGGTTTAAAGGGCAGGGGATCACCGAGGTGCCGGTGATGCGAGGCATGTGCTGGCAACAAGGGGAGGCTCCGATACCTAGCAAAGAATTCGACGGGGAATCTCGCACGATGGACGTCAGCCTGCAGGCTATGAGTTCGTTCTCTAGCAACCCGTCGGTCGCAAGAGACTTTTCTGGCGGGGAATTTAACAGAATGGTGGTAGGAGCGACTGTTCCGGTAGAGCGGATAATTGGTACCTGTCAGAGCGGTTATAGGTGTCGGGACGAGCAGGAGTTAGTGGTGCTGGGCGGGACCGCCAAGGTCTGGGCATTCCCCTATGACGGCAGGAGCATGAGTTTTGTCCCGGGAAGCGCATGGGACCATATGTCCGAAGCATCTAAGGGGGGCAACTAAATGGGAGTGTTCAACCTGGACGCCGA